GTGTCACACAGACCGAAGACAGCGCAGAAGGGGACGACCCGTGGTGGATGCTACGGGACGGCGACCTGTGTCTCGCCATGTTACAGACAAACACCGAGTGGGATTCCTACGGGAAGCCTATTCGACCGATGATGTGGCAGCGCACCTACTACTTCCTCGGTAACGACGCTGACGAGTACAACAACAACATCGACCTTTGGGCGATACGAGTGGGCGACCCCGAAGTCGCACCGTCGTTCCCGGTGGCTATGGGTGCACCGTGCCGTATCAAGGTGCGACCTCCGAACAAGAAACAGACGACCGACATAAACTTCGTGAACGCGGCGAACAATTTCCGTACCACGATTCAATACACGGACGACTTCGTTGACGAATCGGACAGGGGCTACCTTGCCCCCGAGCGCATGTGGCCGCAGCACGACCTTTACAGCGACCTCACTGACTTGGATGAGTTGTACGCCACCGGCAGCAAGACGGTCGCTGGGTTCCCTAACCCTATCGGCCCCCTTGTGATTGTCAAAGGTAAGATGACCTATGTCAACCGCGAAGGCTGGGAAGATACATTCGGTGATGACCCGTCGGGTATGCGTTACCCGATGAGCATTTCGTCGTTCAACCTACAACGACAACATCCCGACGGCGCTCGACGAGAAGTGTCCTGCATCATGCACGGGCATCTCGTGATGGAGAACCACGCGCTTGACTACCAAGACGGTGACCGTTGGTTGCCTTACGCTAACAAGTCGACTGTGCTCGTTTTCGGCCGACTCGGTCTACGAGCAGTCAAGGACAAGGACGGTAACGAAATCGACAGGGTGCCTCGTATCAATGCGCTCGGTGTGTACGCCGTGCCTCGACTCGTGATTCCCGCCGGTGAAGGTGGCGACACAAGCCTCGACCAATACGGAGGCGGTTCACAATGAGTGGCGGATTCGCAGCCATGAAGGCGGCTGATGATGAAGCGGAGGTTGTGGTGGAAGAGACGCCCGACCTGCCGGAAGTCACAACCATGACACCGGAGGCTCGCAAAGGCATGTGGAACGAGATTGATTCGGCTGGCGCCGACGACAACCACAACCACACCTTCATTCTTGCATGGGGAGAAGAGGGCACAATGAAGACGGGTAGCGTGATGAGCGCGCTGACTGAACAAGACATCAAAGACGGGGGTTGCATCCTCGCTGTCGATTTCGACGGCGGGGCTGCGGCCTGCCGGTCGGCGCACCACAGGGACAAGTTGCATAACATTCGTTGTCTCCCTCCGTGGGTGATGAGTGGAGAGGGTCGCACTTCATACGACTACCCCGAGACTCACGACCGAGTCATGGATATTGGACGCACTGCTATTGAGTGGGCGATTCAGCAACAGCGCCCCGACTACGAAGGGTCGCGCCTCAAGTGGTTCGTTATCACAGGTCTCGACTTGTGGAACGAAGTCGCTACCAACTGCATGAAAATTGCCGACCTCGGCTCGGCACCCGACGGCATCGCAGCCTCAATCAACCCGAAGGATTTGGTTGGCAACCGGTGGAACTGGAACATCCGACACACACGCTACCATCAACTGACAGCCATCTGTACCTCGTTGATGACTCTCGGTGTCAAGGTTTACCTTGAGACGCACGAGCAAGTCATCTACGAGAACAACAGGGAGACAATCAACACGAAGCCGGCTTGCGAGAAGAACCTCGTGAACAAGGTGCGCCAAATCATCCACTTCACGACCGAAGAGGAACGAGACGAAGGCGGTAAGAAGACAGGCGTCGTGAACTACTGGGCGACATTCACCAAGAGCGCTACGAACTTTGACCTACAAGGGCAACGCAGACTCGTCGGTGTGACTCAACCCGACGCGGCCAATGTCTTTCACGGTCTACCGGAACTCGCGGAGGGGAGTCTGTGAGCATAGACGGACATGACCCGAGCGATATCACCAAGCCCGAGATATACGACCCTCCTCAACCCGAGTCGGCTGAAGAGTGGGTGGAGTGGCACGAGGGAGAGAACGCTCGACTGCGGACTCTCATAGTCTACTTGCGAGTCTTGCTGGAACTGGGCGAACACGCTTTCGTTGATTTCAGCGAACCGCAGATGGAAGACGCGTGGGACATTGTGATACAGGAGAGCCTCAAACAACAGGAGGCGGTTGCGTGAACTGCCCCGAGTGCGGCGGCGTTGACACAATCGTCATGCGAAAAATGGTAGGACAACTGTACAAGTTCTGTGATGTCAGCGAGTGCTCTTGGGAGTATTCGACATCGCGTAACGACGACTACTCGTGGGTTACCGACGAGATGTTTGACGACTGTTTGAACCGCATAGTAAGCGGGCTTGACGGTGATGCGTTGTTCGCTATCCCCGGTGCCTACGAGTTGCTTAGCGAAGCGCTGAACAACGATGTTCTGTCGGCGCTTGAGGAGAAGCGCGACAGCGGTGGTGAGGAAGAATGATACCGACAACTATCGAGTTGGAAAGCAACAACGAGTTGATGGCTAACACGATGTCCAAGAGCGGATTCGATTTCAACACAGCCATGTTTGAACTCATTGATAATTCGATTGCCGCCGGCGCGCGAAACATAGACATCCAATTTTGGATAGAGCCTACGGGACAGAAGCCCATACATCAAATCCATATCTCGGACGACGGTAGTGGGTTCCCGCTGGACTCTCTATCACGCAAACTCGCTATGGGTGCGGAGACTGGTGTAGGGTTGAACGAGCACGGAGTCGGGCTGAAGAACGCGATAGGCTACTATGGCGGCAACGATATCCGTGCAGGGTTGCTGGGCATCGTGACCTATGACGGTGAAGACTGTTACGAAATCACAGGCTATGAAGGCAACATGCTGACCTTGCGTGAAATCTCTCCCGCGTGGCCGAACACTGGTAGTTGCGTGAAAATCAACTGCTTGGAATTGGAAGCCGCGTTATCGAATAGGTGGAAAAAGTTGGTGGACATGCTTGGGGTACGATATGGGGACTACATTGAATCGGGTATCACTATCACAGTCAGCCTCGTGGATATTGAGACGCTTGACGAAATCGAAGACGGGGAACACGAAGTGGAGCCTATTTTCCCACCGTACTATAATCCGCTTACGAGAACTGAAACTCACCTGTGGGAAGACGAAGTACAGAACTACACAGGCAGCGTGCGAGCCACGCTCACCATCGGTCTTAGCCCCGAGGGGGAAGAAGGGATATGGGAGCGAGGCATATACAAGGGCGGTATAGATGTGGTGCAAGACGGCCGTGTGGTCGTTCACCGTTCTTATCAGCCGCTGGAGAGTTGGAGAAGACCTCACCCTATGATGAACGGGGTTGTAGGCAGACTCGTGATACACACAGGTTACCTCCCCACCACACCCAAGAAAGACGGGTTCCGAGAGACACAAGAATACATTGAACTCCGAGAGTCAATCGCAAGTTCTGTGCGAGGGTCGATAATACCACGAGTGCTCGACCTTGATGATGAAGAAGCGGAACGCTATGAGGAAGCGGATATGCGACGAGGTTTGAAGTTGTACTTGGGAAGCCTTACTACTCCATCGGGTGAGGCTGTATGGGACGAAGTGAACGACGAGGACGCGACCGACACAGGTTTGAGTATGGATGTCACCGCTGTCACGGGCGGCGAGAAGTGGGTCTTTGAAATCAAGAAGGAGACTTTCGGCGCGCAAGACATGAACCAACTCATCGGTTACATGATAGCGACGCATAGCATTAAAGGGGTGGTGTTCAGTCCTAATGTGCTTGACAACGCAACAAGACAATTAGAGTATTGGCGCGAAGCGTTGTCTTGCGACATAGATATTCAGTATTGGGACAGCAGTCATGACAACCATCGAATCGTCATGCGTACCTATGTGGGGGTGGAACAAGAATGAAGTGCGACATCTGTGACATCGAGATGACGCACCCTCACCTCACCGACTACCTCGGCAACAACGCGCAGCCTATCTTAGACGGCAGGTGCTGTGACGCCTGTGACTGCCTCATCGTCATACCTGCTCGCATGGGTTTGAGCGGGGCGGAGGCTGTCGGGATAGGCAAGGCGCTGCTTGAGCATCGCCGGAACCCACCCGTCTTCGGAGGTGAGGAAGAATGACTCGTGTCACAATAGACAGGGACGAGTTGCGCAAGTTCATTCTGTCCTTCGGACACAATGTGACAGACTTGATACTCGACGCAAAGGAGTTCTCGCTGGTCGGCGGTGTAGCCATGCCTACGCATTTCTTCACACAGCGTATCAGTGCCACAGTCGACGAACCGGGTCAGTTCGTCATATCCGACATCAGCAAGGTGGGTGCATTCCTGCGCGCCTGTGATGGAAACAGCATCACAATATGGCAGAAGGACGGGCGACCGCTCCACCTGTCCAACGGCGGCACGGAGGTCACACTACCGACAGTCGATACCGTGCGCAGCGCTTCGGCGTTGCCTACTGTGTTGAGGCTGGTCGCGCAGTCTACCGAAGACGACTGGAAGTCGTGGGCAGGCGAAGCGCTCAATTGCTACGGGCGATTGGAGGACACTAATTCCCTGCTGCCTGTGTCACGGATGCAGCAAGTGGTAGGTAAGGACAAGACCTTCACTTCGCAGTTCCATGAGGGGCAACTGACAATCACGGGTGGTGAGAGGACTGACGCACAGATGACGGTGGTACTCGACCTGCTTGACGCAGACGGGCCGCCGACCGAAGTGAGCAACACCTTCGGGCCGTGGCTCCCTCAACTACTGAACGCGCTACCGGCCGGTGCATGCGAACTGTACACGGGCGACGGTAGCGTCTTGGCGCTGAACCATACTGAACGGGAATGCCTATTGGTCGTCATCCCGCAGGGGGAATGAGAGGTGCAGTCAATGACGAAGGCGAGAGACGAGCGATGGATGTCACGCAAAGTGGGTGACAGAAAGAACATCAAGTTGTTGAGGCGTATGCACGAACTGCTGATTGAGCAGGGGCCGATGACCGCGAAGGCGTTGAGTGAAACGCTTTACACCACGCATCCGAATCACAAACGGTTCCACCGTAACAGTCTCGTGTTATCACAACTCATGGTCGGGCGACCGGCGTTGTTTGAGAAAGTGACGGAGAACACAAAAGCCTGTGAGTGGGGAGCCGTGGAGGTGAGCGAATGATTTGCGACCAGTTCTATCCCGGCGGCAACGACATCGCTCACATCTATACACGGTGGCGCGACGAGGAGGGTAACCTCGTCGAGCGAATCCGTGACGACTACCGTCCCTACTTTTGGGTGCCGGCCAACGCGCCGGATTACCAAGTGCGTAACGCACTGAAGCGCTACCCCGGTAGCAGACTGACGGGCGAGAAGGCGGTCGGTCTCAAGGGCGAGCACCTCAAGTGTATGGAGGTCGGTACCCCAAAGGATATCGGTGACATGCGCAACATGTTCGACAAGACTTGGGAGGCGGACATCCGGTTCCCCGACAGGTACCTCATCGACAACCATGCGGAGATGCCGCGCTGGACTCCTCGTAAGTGGTGGTTCGATATCGAGTGCGACACGGAGACGAAAGCCACTACGGTTATCGCTGTTGTGG